CGACGCCGACGGTCAGGACGGCAGGGGCCATGGCCCCAGTGGTGACGTTGACCGCGCCAGGGATGGTGATCGTGAGGGACATCGTTTAAGCGGTGACTTGACCGATGAGGTCGATGCGCATCGTCTCTGAGTAGAAGACCGTGCCGCCGTTCAGGAACTTGATGTCCCACTTGGCCGAGCCCAAGGCCCAGTCAGCGGTCGAGCCAGGGTAGACCAGGGTCACGGAAAGGCCGCCAGCGGCCACCGTGCAGGTGAGGTCATACTCGTTCTGCTGCGTGTCGACGATGCTAGAAGTGACCGTGACCCCGACGAGGTTAGCGATGCCGCCCGGTTCAGGGTTCCATACCATGGACGCCGAGAAGGACGATCCGCGCTTGAAGGTGACGGTGTTGCAGCTCATCGGGTCTTAAACTTGCCCCGATTGGAAGGGGGGTCAAAGGGGGGTCAGATTTCCGATTGCCGTGATAGGCTGGGCAGGGGAACCCCCGCCAATGACTTGGGAGCCTGTCGTAAAGAATGTCGAATTAAGAGTGGCGCTCAGACCCGTAAGGGTGACGGTCTGGCCTTCGAGCTGAGTCCTGACCTCGGTAGGGATATTGAAGCCGGTGGTCGGGTTGCCTGGGATGTTAATCAGGCGGTTTCCCGTTAAGGAACTGTAGACACTGTAGACGCTCGGCTGCTGGGCGAAGTTAATTGTAGGCGTGAACCTAGGGTAACGGATGAGGCCGCTTCCTGATGCGGCTGACTTCTGACCGTCAACGCCTGTCAGATACTCAATATTATTATCGGATGCCGTGAAGCCTACGCCGCCAGTCGAGTAGTCGTCGTTCAGGATCATGGCGCAACGGAACTTGCCCCAGGTCGAGACTCCTACGGAACTGCCGACAAGCGCGCCCATCAGATGCGGGCGTAATAATAGGTCGCCGTGGCCGATCCCAACTTGATGCGGTCAGCCCAGAGGGAGCCGGTGACGTTCTGGCTGACGGTGAAGGTCGTCGGGGTCGTGATGTTATCGACCGTGATCGTGCCGATGACGAGGTAGCCCCAGGTGTTGCTGTCAGGGGTGACCGGGAAGGTGTTTCCGCTGATGATTTGAGGATACTGATTGCTAGTATCGTCATCGTCCGGGTAGGTGTAGGGGCTGGCAGTCTTGGCCCCGGCGCGCAGCGTGATGTAGGATGTCTTGGTCGTTGCGTCGTAAAAGGCAGTCACGATTTCAGCCGTCGGAGGATTGGCTACACCTGCGGTGACGCGGTCGAGTTTGACGGTCGTTCCGCTGGCGTAGTCGTCGAGCGTCGGGACGAGATTGTTGATCGTGCCCGATACGACTTGATAGCGCACGCTGGTCACGCCGCCGGTCGTCGCGATGTAGACATTCACGATTTTGAACGGGTGGTCAGCCTCCTGATACGCGATGCTGCTCCAAGGCGACCATGCCTGCTGGATGTTGATGTTCGTCCCCTGGCTTGAAGCCGTGAACGTGTAGCCGACTCCGGGCTGGATGCTCATCAGATGTTGACGTAGACGTCGGGCGGCCAGCCTTCTTTGGAGTAGCGGATCTCGTACATGACCTTAAAGAGCGTGCCGTATTCCTCGACGTTGATCTGCGACAGAAGGTTCTGCTTTCCATGGATGCCAGTGCCGGTCGGTCCCCAGCTCGGGATGAGCGGGAAGGACGCACCCCAGGAGTTATTACCAGTGGCGGTGCCGAGCAGAAGGTAGAGAGCCTGAACGAAGGAAGCGTCGTTATAATAGGCCACGCCCGAGTAGGTCGTCGTGCGGGCGAGGTACTGCGTCTTTCCGTAGAGCTCAGGAACAGAGGGGTCGACGAAGCCGATGAAGCGACCGCCCATGCCGGTCTCGAAGCAAGCGCCGTTGTAGCCCTCGGAGGAAGGGACGACGACAGGCTTACCCGTGGTGGCGCTGATGACTGAAACTGGAGGCCCGAGGGTCGAGTCGTCATAAGCGCCGCCGAAGTCCGCGGGAAGGCCGGCGAGAGCGCCGGGTGTATAGCCTGAAGCTTGCGTGAAGAAGTTGGGGTGGGTCGTGATGTTCTCAGCCGTCAGCCCGTTAGCCACCGTGGTGTTCGGGTTCGTGCGGACGCCGCCGTTGATGGTCGGGTCGATGCCCACGTAGTCCACCTTGATGGTCTTATACTCCAGGGAGTCATAGGACTGGCTTGACTTGTGCGCCTTGAGGTAAGTCAGGCCGGCGACAGGGAAGGCCGTGCCGCGGGACGTGATCGCCACGCTGGCAGTCCAGTCGACCTTGTAGGTAGCCGAGCAGGTGACGAGGCCGAAGCCGTCCGAGGTCAGGGTATAACCTGGCTGGAGGTATGGGGTGGCAAGTGCGTTGCCGGTGCTTACGAGTGCCATAAATTAGACGGCTCCGATTTTCTGGAGGGTGAGGGGCTGACGTTCGGTGAACGGGCTGGGGACCATGCCGCCGCGGTTGATGAGGGACTGCTCCTGGAGGATGATTTTGATTTCCTCCATGATCTCATTCTGGCGGGTCATCTTCTCGAGCACCGGGTTCGCCCCGACGCCGACGACCGCGCCGAATCCTTCCGGGCCTTTGAAAGAGCCGGCTTTTTGTCCGGCCTCACTTGAAAACCCATCGGGATTTTTGCCCATCTCTTTCCTGATGATGTCCAAGACGGCCTTACGGATTTCTAAGTTTTTAACAGCGTAAGCCAATACGCTTTCTTCGCCGTCCCCGAATGGATTAAGGGAACCTCTTGTCTGAGCCTGGGCAAGGCCCGCAACCGTTCCAGGGCTCAGGCCTTTCATTATGTCAGCCGTGCGCGGGTCGTTCTTAAGGAAGTCCTTGATGAGCTCTTCTTCCCCGACTTGAGCCTTGCCTAGATTGCCTTCGGCTTCGCGGCGTTTCTTTTCAGCGGCCAGATACCTAGCCTCAGCGCTGATGAACTTAGACTCGCCCAACTCGGCGAACCTCATGGCCTCTGCCATGTTCTGTCGGTTCTTTTCAAAGGAGGCTTGGATGGCGTTAATGACAGAATTGAGAATCACCATCGGCGCCAAGAACGCCAAGGCGATGTCCTTGAAAGACGTCGAGAACTTCTTCTGGATGTCATCGATCTGCTTGCCGAAGGATACGGTGGCGGACTTGGCCTTGTCCATGGCCTGCGGGACGTCGGAGGTCGTCTTGATGTTAAGCTCCAGGGATTGTGCCATCGTCGGGTGTTTCCTTTGCAGGATTGGAAGGTTTCGAGGCGGCCTCCTTAGCTTTCTCCGAGGCGATGAAGGCTTCCTCTTCCGGCGACATGATCGCCACGTCCGCACCCTTGCTAATAGCCAGGGCGGAGTTAAGCCAGATGGCCTGACACTCGGGCATCTCCCACGCCCGCTTTTCTTCGATGCCAGACGCGATAAGGTTGGCGACGATGCTCAGAGGCCACGGAACCCCCCTAGTGTTACCTGAAGACTTGGCCTTCGACTGTTCCCAGAACTTCGGCCAGTCTTGGACTAAGATGTAGTCAGCAAAGGCTTTGACCGTACGCTCGAACTTGTCTTGGTTTCTTGATAGGGACAAGAGGCGCAGCTTATCGATTACGCCGACTTCCCCAAGCGGTTCCTCGGCGCATACCTGACAGGCGAAGAGCAGATCGGCAGGGGTCACGTCCCGATGCCCATCGACCAGCGGTGAGTTAAACGCGTGGAGGCGCACCCGATACTTCAGGCACCAGGGGTAAAGCGAACGACCCAGCAGCCGAAAGGGCGCCGGGTCGACGTAGGCGTTCAGGAAGCGGCGGTCCACGTCCTCTAGCCTAACCCCCTTGGCAGGAGGTCAACGGGCAATTAGTAGGTGCTGATGCCTTCGTAGGACTCAGCGGTGACAGACACCGAGACGAAGCCTTGGGAAGAGCCCTTGTCGTCGACCTTGGTCACCACTCCTGCGAAAGAAACCGAAGCCGTGCCGCCCGGGTAAGCCGAGGCAGTCTTGGCCGTGAAGGTAAGCGCGGCGCCGAGCTGCGGGACGCTGGTCAGTTTGGCGACCCCGTCGATGGTGATTTCGGATTTGCGGTCGTCGTAACGGGCCGTGCGGGTCACGCCCTGCTCGTCAACCACCGTGCCGGTGTTGTTGAAGCTAGAGCTGACAGAGTAGCCTTGCACGAAAAGCGAGGCGACCTGGCCCAGCCCAATGCCATACAAGCAGACAGTTCCTTCGTTGAGTTCGGCCATTTGATTATGCGGGCTTTGGAATTATGCGGCAGGAGGGAAGACAACCAGCACTTCAAAGGAGAAAGCCGTAGCCCAGGAGCGTTCGTCGATGCCCTCGTCTTCGGAGCCGATCGTGACGTCATAGCAGGTCGCGTCTCCGCCAGAGACAAATGCCGCCTTGATGCTGGTCAGGTCACGCATATTGCCTGACAGGGCGGCGCAGCGGGAACGGTGGTCGGCAAGGGTCGTGTCGTCGGCGTTCGAGAAAAGGGTGATGCGGACGGAGCAGGAGTAGTTGCCAAGGCCTTCGGGGAGGTCGCCAGGAGCCCGGGCGGAGTCGCAGAGGACCACGGCTTTGGGCAGGGTCTGCGTCGCGGCGCTGTCCCCGGTCAGGAACGTGACGGTCGTCAGCCCGGTCTGGGTCGAGAGGTAGGTCGCGAGGGTGGCCTCGACGATGTGGCGGATGGATTTGGTGCCCATAAAGGTTAACGGATGCGGCCGGAGTTGAACTCGCCGGTGTCGCGTTTTAGCAGCTGCTCGGTGTCCCGCTCGATGCGAGCGATGGCGTTGGCGTAGACTAGGCCGGCCACGTTGTTCTTAGTGGCCTTCTCGTCGGCGTTGCCGATCATGTTGCCGAAGGAGTAGTTGACTGCCTTCTGCGTGGAGTAGAGGCGCTGAAAGTTATTGCCGGGAAACTTCTTCACATAGCCCGCCACGCCCTTGCGTCCGAAGGTCTGGTCGACCCCCTTCTTCTTGGGTTTAGGAATGACCTGCATGACGTTCCACCAGCCCGACTTAAGTTTGCCGACCTCGTCCTGGCGTTCCTTGATGTAAGCCTTCAGGTCGGCTTTGGACTCGACGAGGAACTTGCCCAGGTAGTCGCCTCGGCCTTTCTCAATCTTGGTCTTCCCTTGGCGGGTCAGTCGCTTCATGCGGTTATGGACCGGGCGGAGGTCGGTGACGGTCTCGCTTCCGGCTTGCCCGCTGGACTGGTTGAAGAAGTTCTGGGCCTTGCGGTAGGCCCGCAGCGTGTCGGAGTCGGCGATGATCTTGTTCGGGATGATGGCGTCGAACTGGATGCTCTTATCGTTCGCGGCCTGCATAGCCTTGGTGAAGTCACCGAAGTTTCGGCGCTTGGCTGAGGACGCCAGGTTGTTCAGGAGCATGGCCCCGGCGACCTTGGCCTTGTCGTTCTTAGCGACGAAGAGCGAGTTGATGTCCCGTTCGACGGCGCGGCGGCCCACTAGCTCGGCCTGCTTGGTCTCGCCTCCGCCCCCGCCCATCTTGAACGGAGGGGTGAAGATGATAGCGTCGCGGCACATCAGGGCGGCCTCACGCAGGGCGGCATACTCGATGGTATAGCCGACCTCCTGGGCGAAGGCGGTCAGCGCTCGGTTGAAGGTGTTGACGTTGTTGTGGACCAGGGACACGGCCTTACTGGTTGTCGTCGATGACGACCAGCGTCACCCACGCGGAACCGGGCTTGTAGGTCTGGGTCGTGATGCGGACGGTCTTACCGCCGGCCACGATCTTCTTGCCCTGGGCTAGGGACGGGATGACGGCACCCGAGGCGATGATGGCAGCCGATGCCCCAATAGACCCGTCTGGCTGGCTCCAGGAGGCCGTTACAGCGGGGAGCCTGACACTATACTGGGTCCGCTCCATATACCCCCCTGATTCGAGCACCGTGGCGACCGCAGGGTCGGAGATGAGGCAGGAGAAGGTGATGGCCCCGGAGTTGGCCGACCCGGCCACGCCGAAGTCCGCGATCATCTCCTTCGCGTCAGCCAGAAACTCAGAGTAGAGGCTCATCTGTATTTGCCCGATTTGGGAGGGGGCACAAAAAAGACCCCCAT